GCCAATCAGCACGCTGGATTCTCCGCAAATGGCCGCAAGTGTGCCAGTGCGGCCCGGCGCAGGGCCAGGCGTTTGTTTCTCATAAACCTCGGTTTAGGCGACGCAGCAAAAAAGACTGTCGGTAATGGCGCTGATCAGCTGCCTGATATGAGTTTCTTCGCCGCGGTGAAATCGGGCAACGGCTACTTTCGGCTACCCAACGGCATGATTCTGCAATGGGGTTTCGGTGCGTTCGCTCAAAAAACAACTACAACCGTCGTTTTGCCGATTGAGTTCCCGACTACAGGGGTAGTCGTGCTCGCCTGTAAGGGCGCATCTTTACCGCTGACCGGGGAATATAGCGTTGGAGCGCAGTACCGCGACAAGGCTTCTTTTAATCTCACAAATACAGGCCCTGACACAACTAAGCAGGGAATTTACTGGCTGGCACTGGGGTACTAAATGAAAAAATATTCACCCTCTGCAAATGCTTTTTACGATACAAGTATCAATCTGGTTATCCCTGATGATGCCGTAAAAATCACCGATAAAAAATGGGCTGACTTACTTGCCGGACAGGCAGAAGGAAAGCTGATTGCCTGCGGTGCTGACATGCTCCCGTGCCTGACTGCTCAGCCGCTGCCAACAGCAGAAGAACTTATCCGCCAGGCCGAAGACAAGCGCAGCAGGCTGAGAGCTGAAGCCGATACGGCCATTCAACCCTTGCAGGATGCGAGCGATTTAGAGATCGCAACAGATGATGAGGCAAGCCAGCTTATCGCCTGGAAGAAATACCGTGTAATGCTGATGCGAGTTAGCACTGGAGACGCTGAAAATATCACCTGGCCTAAAAAACCCGAAAAGTAAAAAAAAGCCTGCGGGCTTTTTTTACATGATTTTTTTAAATCTTTCATCCTGCTTTCAGGCTATCACCACCTATAACAATCTATAGTTATTCATAGGCAGTGATTAACGGCTTCTAAAGAACTTGCTTATAATTAGGTGTCTAGCATATCCCACTCATCTCCGAGCACCCATCTTAATGCAGACAATTTACCGTTAAGCATTCCCCATTCAAAATCATCCCAAGGGCCAGTATCTTCATACTTTTCCTCGACTTTTGCAGCGGCTAATTTTGCACCCGCCCAAATATCTTCATGAATAACATTGTTTCCATGGCGCGGATCGCCTTTAGGAATAATAGAAATTTCACCGTTATCAATTCTATATTCTCTATACTTGTGTCGGTTGTACCAGACTTTCTCACAAAACTCATCAATTGAAGAAAGTATATCAGTCAAACTTCGCGTATCATCATCCAGCCAATTAAATTCTTCTTCAAGGTCGCTTAAAAGCTCAGAATCAATACTATTTATTGCTTCCGCAACATCAAGATGGTAGTGAGCGTTATCGCAAAAGATTTCACTAAAGTCAGGGTGGGGGTTACGCCTATCGGTTAATGAACTGAAATCGGTGTAGTTCTCAGTTACAAAATGAAACTCGCCGTCTTTGCCAATAGAAAACTCATAAAACAATTCAATTAATATTGCATCAGCTACACTGTTCTTAGAACGATGGAAAGGGGCTTTTTTTTCTAAAGCTCTTGCTACAGATTTTAATCGAGCCGATTCACTTATATCAAGACTGATGCACTTATCCATTAATGACTCGATGAGTTCAGCAGTGCTTCCTGTAACTTCACTGAGGATAGGCAAGCGACTCCCAACATCATTCAATACCGTTAGCGCTAGGTCTTTATTGCTTCCCCCGTAAGTTCCGATTATTTTTTTAACTTTGTGGAACTCTGATCCAATTTGCTGCTTGGTTGCTTCAATTACCCTTTCTTTATTTCTTAAGAATTCATCTTTTACTAAGGTCGGGATTATGATTAACGCCTGATTAGTATCAATTAACTGATTGAAAGCCTCAATCAAAGCATGCTGGTTCTTAGACTTTGCTATCGTTAACCAAACACATGTGTCAATATATAGATAATGCAATTTTTGATCTCCACAAAAAGAAATAAAAATGATATTAATATCTAGAGTGGATGATAGCAATTAATTGCAAAAAGATTATGCAAGAAAATTTCTGTAGGTGATTTTGTCTTTAAGAGTCAGTTCTTGCCATTAAAGCGTTTTGAGATTAGACACCCCAAAACAGTAGGGTGCCAGATCAAATTTAAGATGGTATCTTCATCAGTCAGGTTTTACTGACCACTCAATGTCCGGTGCCTTACTGGTATCAATCCGGCTGAGCTCCACCCGGTATCGCTTCCACTCTGTCAGACGGGTGATCTCCTCATCTGTCGCAATACTGATATCAACCGCATCCTGCAGCGGCGCAATAGTCCGGTTTGCCTCATCCATCTCAGCGGCCAGTCTGCTGCTGGCAATTAGTGCCGCATTCTCAGACTCTGTTACCGGGGCAGTAAAGACGCCATCACTGTAGCGGTAATTTACATCGGGCTGTTCGGGCAGCGCGGTGATATCCACCCATACCAGCGAAGGGTGATAGAGTTTTTCAGGCTTCACATTCAGCGCGACAATTTCCGCGACGCGCTGATTTTCGATGCGGGCATAAGTTTTCATCAGCTGAATTCCTCAATGTAAATAACCCCGTCTGAACCATAACTGCCAATGAAGGGATCGGAGCGGGTAGAGCCGCTACCGCCAGCGCCAAAGGTGTTTCTTTTGCCGGTTACTGTTCCTTCCCCGCTTCGGAAGCCGCCGCCCCAGTAACTCACGCCGCCATCACCAGAGCCGCCACGGTAGGGATTTGTGCCGGTCGAGATAAGGCCTGGCGCATCACTGCCGTCACCGCCCTGAATATTCAA